TCCTTTTGTGTTTAAGGTTTCGGTTATATTAGAACCTACATTTGGAACACTCTGTGCAATTTTTGATAATTCCATTATTTGTAATATTATAAATATAGTTTATAAAATTTTATTATTTATAACATTCCAACTTTCTCTTTAATAAATATTGTGGTGCTTGATTGAAAATATTTTTACTATCGAGTCATGTACGAAAACTTGTCAAGTTAACAGTTTCTATCATTAAACTTTTTTAAAACATTATCATATTATTTTTTATGTAAAATAACATAAAAAATTAAAGGCTGAGCTTTTTTTTAGAGAACGGGGAACCCGAGAGCACCGCCAGACACACGAATAATGTTGTTATTCACAGCCGTAACAATGAAGTCATAAACCTGCTTGAACGGAAGATTGTTACCTTGTATCACACCACCACCACCACCACCCGGACCACCTGCTGCCTGTGCGCAGGCAATAGCCCTTGCACTAGCTTCTGGTACAATCGAAACGTTAGTAAGCTTTCCGTAGTTCGTAGAACCCATCGGATCTAGACTAATGAAATCAAGCGAATACGAGTAAGAATGATAACCGGTTTCGCTCGGAATCACAGGAGCATGATACCAAGGATTAACCAAGGAAAAATAATCAGAACCCATGTTTGCAAGACGATTGGTGTTCTCATATATTAGAGACGTTGCGCTAATCGGGTCATTAGCACCGGTTTCCACAGTAAAATTAACCTTCTTAGTCGTAGCGTCTTGAACAGGTGATGTAGTAACGTAGTTTGACCATTCAGCCGTAAATGTTGAATTTCGGACTGCAAAGAACAAAACCTTAATTGCATGCGAGAAACGAATGTCAAACGACTGCTGTGAATTGGTAGCCGGCGTAAACGCTTGGCGAGGTGCAGTCTGTACTTGCTCGATTAGAATATCCCGAGGGGCACATGCCATACGCTTACGCTCATCATTGGAAACAATTGCATAGTTGGCCCAAACTTGTGTTTGGCCCAAAACCGGAGGAACACCCCCCTTAAGCTCTTCAGTTCTGGGAACTCTACGTCCGTCAGTATCTCCATCTCCTTCACCTGCCTGCCAGATTAGAAGTTGATCCCAGTCACGGAAGACAAAATTAATTCGCATCTCGTTGTACGGAAGAGCAGCGGTAGGTAGAGCAACACCACTGTCTCGGCTGTAGAAGAAAGGAAGTGGGAGATTGAGAGTCGCGGACGGTAGTATTGTGGAAGGCTGGGTTAGCTGATCGATGTCTCCGATCATATTCTTGTAACCATTTCGCTTGCCCTCCGGCACAGTGAATGCTGACCAGAAATCAAGATGGTAACTGTCGAAACGAGCGGCAATCAGATCATTAAACGTGATAGAGCACTCCCGAACAAGATTATGCATAAGGTTTCGAGTCCATCGCAAATATACAATGTTAGGCCCAGTGAGCTGGCTACTAGTTACTTCAGGAATAGTAACACGAAGCCAAGTGTGAAGCATATAATCACCTGCACGCGAAATAGAGACCGACCACTCTTGGCCGAAACCAGGAGAACCAGCGGCACGAGACAAAACTACTGGAACCTGAGTGAACCAAGTAGCCTTTCGCGTTTCGCGAACAAAATAAGCGGTGGCATCTGGACCACCATATAGATATTTTTCGATTTCGTCGAAAGTTGCGAGATCAATAAATCCAGACGTTACGTTCGAAGTAGAGATGGAAGACATTGTTTTATATTAGCGCAAGATAATTTTTCATTTTTTTAACAAAATATATACTTTAAATATTAAAATGAAATGAAAAATGCGAGCTTAAATGAGTCTGCAGAACAAATAAAGTCTATGTCCGAACTAGATATTTTGAGTATAGATGCCAATATACGCAATAATTTCGAGGATGAGATCGTAAAACTTCCAGATAACGAGGAGAAGTTGCAATAAATAGAAGAATCGTTAAAAAATGAGAATCTTCGTCGTAGGATACGACTCAGTCTAGAAAAGGCTCGTATTGAGTTACTAGATTATATTGATGATTTGAAAACACAAAGAAACTATCATTTCTATATTATGGAAACTCTTACTTATATAGAACAGTACAAAGAAATTTTAAAAACACCGGTAAAGGTTAGTTTCATGGGAAAACTTTTTAAAAAAGACAAAGAAAAGAACAACATAATTGAACTTTATTTAGATTCAGCGACAAAGTATGTTAATCTAGAATTTGAGAACAATAAGATACAACAAGTTACTTGCCCCAACTGTTCTAATAAAAAAGATTTTGATGTGGTAGAAAGCAATACATATGTATGTACAAAATGTTATGCTAGACAAACAGTTATGAAACACAATTCTTCTTACACAGATATTGATAGAGTTAATATTTCAAGTAAATATACTTACGATAGAAAGGTTCATTTTCGGGATTGTATAAATCAATATCAAGGTAAACAGAATAGTACTATTCATAAAAAAATATATGATGATTTAGAAATACAGTTTGCTAGACATCATCTTCTTAATGAAGGTTCTGGAATTACTAAAGAACTTAAATTTGCAAATGTAACAAAGAATCATGTTCTTATTTTTCTTAAGGAACTAGGTTATTCAAAACATTACGAAAACGTACATCTAATACATTATAACTTTACTGGAATTAAACCAGATGACATATCTTATTTGGAAGAGCAACTTCTTGACGACTTTGACGTACTTACCGATTTGTATGACAAGAAGTATAAATATATTGAAAGAAAGAATTTTATTAATACCCAGTATGTTTTATTTCAATTACTTCGCAGGCACAAACATCCATGCAAGAAAGAGGAATTTATTATACTCAAAACCATAGATAGAAAATTCTTTCATGATGAAATATGTAAAGACTTGTTTGAAGATCTTGGTTGGAATCACAGTCCTTTTTACTAAAAAAAGGGTTATTTAAGAAATTTGTTTCTGAACATAAATAAAGAATGTCGTCTAATATTAGATTCAGAGTTCATCAAAGTGAATATTATCAAGACGTGATACAACTGAATACTTTTGAACAATTTGACTCAGCCCCAGATGCTTTGTTTGCATTAATTAATATGATGAATGTACTTGAACCAATGTTTATTTCAGATTTTGACCCTCTTAGAATAGCAATACAAAATAGCGAGAATGATCTTCAATTACGTAGGAACGATAAGGTGATTGTTCTCGTTGGAACACAAACTTATGACACAACTGAGAAAAACTACGAAGAGTGTTCTATATGCACTGATAAATATGAAAATAAAGAAGAAGTTTCTGTTTTAGAATGTGGACATGTTTACCATCCAAAGTGTATAAATGAGTGGGCTAAGTATAAGCCAACATGCCCAGTGTGTAAAGCTGATATTTCTATTTATGTAAATGAAACAGGAGCTGAAGACCTTGATTAATTATACTCTATGTTTAGATTTTTAAAAACATGATAATAACTAAAAATGCTTTCAAAGTTAAAAAAAACTTGGTCCAATTACGGTTTTGAAATAACTCTTGGATTTTGTATCACATTTGTTCTTCTTTTTGGTCTATATCAGAAAATTACTGGTTCAAAAGGTACTTGGTCAAAGAAAGATTATTTATCATATTTACTAACAAAACCTATAATAACTAATAAAACATCTCAATCTCCACCTAAAGATAGCAGGGGTGAAATAGATTGTAGACGGTTTTTACAGCTTATATTTAATAGAAGTTTTAATAAAGCAAGACCTGATTTCTTACGAAATCCTGTTACAGGTGGAGATTTTAATTTAGAACTTGATTGTTATGATCCTGAACTTGGAATAGCAGTTGAATATAACGGTGTCCAACATTACAAGTTCATACCTTTTTTTCATAAAAACAAAGAAGCATTCCTAAATCAAAAATACAGGGATGATATGAAGCGTAGAATATGCAAAGAAAATGGTATTCTTTTAATAGAAGTACCTTATACAATAAAAATAGAAGATATTAAAGCTTTTATACAAAAGTCTCTTATGATTAATGGAATTATATGATAAAACTGTTTTTCTCAATAAAAAATATTGAGAACATGTAAAAATGGCAATTAATTTGGATAATCTTGTAAAGAAGTATGTTAGATAGTTTCTAATTTGTGTGATAAATCCAATTAAAACATTTGGATTTATCACAGAAAAATATTCACGTTAATCAAC